ACCTTGGCGATTTTAAGCGCCACAAAGTCCTGTTTCACTCCCCACACGGCAGACCCTCAATCGGTGCCAAACTCATGGGCAATACCGAGTTTGAAACACTCCCTCACCGCGCCATGATCATCCTCGCCGCCGAAGTCCAGCAACTCCGGCGCAGTTTATTGGCTTTAAGCGGTAATTGACAGACACCCCTTCTGCATACCCCAATCGCGCCACTTAATGCCTCAAAATCAGTGAGTTAGGCCAGCGGAAAAGCCAGTCAGCCAAGTCGATTGCATACCTGTCAACACCTTCTCAAAGGTAAGCTGTTTGGCAAAAGCCTCGTGAAATCAAGCGTTCCACAGGCTTAAAGCCTCCCAAACAACGGAGTTATCAGGCCAAAAGGTAGGTATGCAGCGTGGAACGCCCACGAACACAGGGATCATGCGCTTTTCTGCATACCTGCACACCTCAGAGGGGGGGATATACCATACACATAAACGACGATTTTTAATGCGTCTTCCCTTGCCCCATCTTCAAAAAGGTATGCAAGGTATGTAAGGTATGCTTAAACACTGTTCCTCACCACGAACTGAACCGTTCCACGCTGCACACCCCATTTTGGCAAGGTCTGCCAATTTCCAGCAAGGTGTGCACAGTTTTCCCATAATTATAGAAAACGCCAGATTTCGTCAAATCCGAGTAAACCAAGTCTGGTCAGGTCAGAGCAGCGGCAACTGCGCACTGCCCTCTGCCGCCTCAAACAGCCCGCAGATCGCCGCGCAGGCAATCTGCATACGCTCACAGGCCTCCAGATGGTCATCGACCCGCTTCTGATACCACACATAACTGGCACCCCCACGACCGCCATGCACCAGCTTGCGCTCCCATGCTGTCACCTGCCGCTTGTATTCGTGATCCTCATTCAGAGGAATCTGCCAGTCACCCAGATCACCATACATCATCATCACCAACCGCTCCCTCGTCGCCGGTGCGGAAAACAGCCACAGCGGCATCGCCGCCACCTGTCCCTGCAACCGCGTGCCCATGGCCGGGTCAAACTTCGACATGGCCCAGATGGCCTTGACGCCGTGATCCTGCGTGAAGAATTGCTTCTCCTCCCCACGAATGGCTTTCCACAAACCGCCGCTTTCCATCACCAGCTTGTAAATCTCAGCGGTCGAATACGCTGAGTCGATCGCCACATTGCGCGCATCCACGCCCCACTCTTTCTGTAACCGCATCAGATCCTCTCGGGTGTAAACCTTTTCGTGATGCAGCTTGCGCGACTGACCGAACTGGCCCCAGGCGCGGATGACCACCCAATAGTGGCGTCCACCCTTGCCCTGCACATCGATCGTCATGAACCGCCGCACCTCATTTTCCCACACATCGCCCGGCAGGTAATGATGCTCGCGCTCCTTCAAGAACTCATCGTCCTTGGCAAAGCGCATCCGGTCAGCCCACACCTTGCCCCGAGTCTCATTCCAGTGATCTTTCAGCGGCGTGATGTCGCCGGCTTTCAAGGCCTGCGTCGCCCGCAGAAACTCATGGAACTGATCGGCCCAACTGGTGAAGTGTGGCAGCAGCGCATTCCAAGTGTAGGATTTGTAATCCGCCGGTGCATCAGGGTTGTAAACCACCCATTCGCCTTCACGGCAGAACCACTTCCTGTCCGCGCCTGATGGCCGGATGTCTCGGTGCTCATGCCCGCAGGATTCGCATTCAAAGCGCAACGACTTTGTGGCCTCGTCCAGATTCCACACACCGTTCGGGTGCGTGATCTCATTGTCATCCCACTTCACCCCGCCCGGTTTCTTCTTCTCACCCCAGTCAAGCACTTGCATGTGGCCGCAGCTCCGGCACGGCACATGCCAGTGCTCCTGACTGCCAGCCAGAAACGCACGGTCCATCATGTCCTCTTCCATGTCGGGACAGGAAACCATGAACTGCTTGTAGTTATGCGGATACGATCGAGTGCGCTTGCTCGCCTGCTCCAACGCGCCCTGACGCCACTGCCGCACCTCATCCAAAAACAGGTAGCGGTATGGCAGCGACTGCAAAGACGCCGCGGCATCAGCTCCCGTGATGTTGAAGTAGAACCCACCGAAGTTTGCCGACAGTTTGCGCTTCTTGTCGCGCTGCGTCGGCAGCTTCTCCAACAGCTTTGGCGTGTTCTCCCAAAACGGCCACAGGTAAGCCTCCGCCATTTTCTTTGCTTCCGGCAGCGACTTCGTCACCCACAAAAATGGACCGGGATCTTCCAAAAACGCGTAACCCATGCAACCATACATCAGCACCGTCTTCGTGCTCTGCGCACTGCACTGGCAGGCCTGCTTGCGGATCGCCGGATCGGCAAAATCCCGCATGATCTTCTCCTGAAATCTCAGGTCGGGGTCCCATCGGTCTCCGTTATGCAGCCGGAAGTGGGCTCTGGCATAATCGTGTGGAGCAACACTGGTAGGCGGCTTTGAAGCTTCGCAGATACGTTCCTCCAAAACACTTTTTTTTTTGCGCCCTCAGGAATCGCAAATTGCCCCAGCACCTCATCAACCGCAGCGCCAATGCGCTTGCTCGCTTCCGGCACAGTTTCCCCCACCACTCCGGGTGCCAGCGAATGCCGCATGGATCGGAAGCCCTGCACCATTCGCGCAAACTGCTCCACCACAATCTTCACCACATCGTCAATCTGCGCACTGCGCCCTTCCAGTTCATCCAGCTCAATCTGCTTCGTCCGCAGATCCAGCGTCGCGTGCTCCTTCTTGAGCGATTCCAGATCATGCTCCTTGCGCCTGCTGCCAAGCCCATTGTTCAGCATCCACGCCCGCCACGCCGTCACATCATAGCGTCCATCATCAGTCGCCTGCGGCGCACCTTCCTTCCGCATCCAGCGCTGGATGGTTTTCCGGTCCGCCAGATTCAGCGCCTCCGCCAGCATGGACTGATTCGCCACATACACCGGCTGGCCCGCAGCACTCGTCTCCAAAGCCAAAGAACCCTGCCCCCTGTCCGCCGCCTCAAGTCTCCGCAACTGCTCCGCAGTCAGTGGCCGGCCCGCCCGCGCATAAGCACGGATGTTCTGTAAATCCTGCTGCCGGATAAATTCCAAATCCTCCGCAGCCTGATCCACCACATCCTCCTGATGGCTTGCCTCTTCACTCATTCATGAGACATGTCCCGTCAACTGTCTCAAAAAATCAGCCAGCACCATCAGACATTTCGTGTCCCACCCCTCCAATGGGACATTCAAGAAAAAACCAAACCCTTCGCGCCTTTTCCCCTTCGGTATAACCCAACGTGTCCCACACAAAAAGAGATTCCTTTTCCACGGTGGTGGTCACTCCGTAATTCAAGGATCATCTTAACCAACATGCAGGCCTAACTCTATGCGCTAAACACGGGGAACGGGGTGCCTACTCAAACGACACACCAAGTCGATCCTTGAGGCGCAGCATGAGGAAGAACCACAGTGCGACACCAAGCCAATACAAGCGCCAAAACTCAGTGGAGTGCAGCACCTCAAGAAAGAAATAATCCAACACACCCACACCAGTCCACATTCCTCCAAGTAGGACCACCATGCCAATGACTCCCATGTAGATGTCACCATTCTCGCACCACACGCACCTGGGATACCATAACTTGCCTCCAGCATAGCCAGCCAGTGTGTTGCGTGGATACTTCTGCATATCCTTCCAACTCATTGGCCCGACCACACCTTGCTCAGGAGTGTAAACATACCAGTCAGTCAGAGGCGCACCCATAGTGTCAGCATTTGATTTTTTCGTTGAATCCAAGTCTGCGTGATAACGCCACGAAAATAGACTCCATTTCAGAATCGCTGGCGATTTGATCTGCCCACCACTGCATGACCGCCTTGATTTTAGGTGTCGTGTCGATTTGAACCTTTGCCACCTTCGCCCATTGGTCTTTGCCAAGACCATTCAGTGATTCAATCTTGACCACATCCTTCATCCAGGCATTGAGCACCTTTAATGCCTGATCCGAAGGCAGCGCCTTGAGATACTTTGGCAGATGCTCATCCCTGATAGGCCGAACCCCAGCAAGATGAAAAGACACCTGTGGACGAGCCAACTTCACTCGTATGGATGTTTCCGTTTGATCCCATTGCAGGTCCGACAAGACCTCTCTGAGAATTTTAGCCGTCAGTGGAGTTTTCATTTATAGGATGGGGGGGCTGTGGGGTGGGTAATACGAAAAGATCATTTGAAGTATCAAATGTATCCCATCGCGGCGTAATATTCCACCTCATTTTGTAACAATCAGTTACAATTACATTATCTGATTATATTTTGTTGCGTTACATGTTACTACAAGTTACAAACTTAACCGTGAGCTCCTCTATTTTCCCCGTCCCACTTCTTCAAACCGCCCGTGAAACCGTCTTGGCCGACTTTACAACTTTAGCCGAGCATAGCGTTAAACGAGCCACCACAGGCCCTGATCGTATTGCTCTCACTGAGTTCAGTGAGCAGCTCATGCAAATCAAAACCTCTTGGGCAGAGAAAGGCTTGATTAGTAAATGAAAATTGAGCCACCGACACAAATCGGGCTCAATACCCGTGAAGCCCGCGAGTATGTTGGCGCACGCGCCCTGCTGGAACACCTCGTCACCGCCGGCCTCAAGCCCATCTACAAAGGCAAGGGCCACCGCCAAGTCATCTATCACCGCGCCGACATCGACACCGCACTCAAAGTGCTCTGTCTAAACGGCGGTCACGATGAGGAAGCTAAAGCCCAGCATTAACGTGCTCCCTGAGAGGGATGCAGCCCACATAATTCTTGTAAGTCACCTCGATCCCATCGCCTAACCACCTCGCCACCGTCGCTACCGGACACCCGCCCATAACCAACAACGTCGCATAAGTATGTCTCAGCGTATGCCATCCCACCCACCCCAACTCAGCACCACTTACCAAGCGTTCAAACGTATGCCTTGGTATCCAGCGATATTTTTGCTTCTTCCGTCTAACGTCATCACGCACCAAATAAGTTCCACTGAACTTTATGGCGCTCAAATACCGCCACAGCACATCATTCAGCGGCACACGCCGAGCCTCCCGATCCTTTGGAACAAAAGTGTCTGTGGCACACACCACAATCTCACCTCCGCCATCCCAGAGCCGCAGCCAATCCACCCTGGCCTCAAGCATCTCATTGAGCCGAAGGCCCGCATGGAATCCCAGCATCAGCATCGTCTTGAGGTCATCACGATCACAAGAAGCGATAAGTTTATCGCGCAGCTCCTTGGTCAGGAAACGTTCAGCCCGAGTTTTCCTAACCAAAGGCAATTCAACATTCAGCATTGGATTTCTTGGCAGTCCACCCTCCTTGACCAACCACGCAAAGAAACCGTGGACTCGCAGCAGGTAGGTTTTCACTGTAGGCTCAGAATGTCCACTTTTGCGCATCTTTTCACGCCACGCCTCAATCAAGCGCGGAGTGACCGCAGCAACCATAGTAGTTATACCAAATTCGACCCCAAACAGCTTCATCACCGATTGATCAGCGTCCAAAGTCCATCGACTCAACTTCTTAGTTTTACGCTCCCTCATATACCTATCAGTTTCAAAAATCAGAGTGCCGGGCGTATATTGTGGAGCCCGCTGATTACGGATCTGCAAAGCCAGATCCACAGCCTCCTCGAACGACGAGGTTTCAAGAGCCCTTCGCGGCGGGCGAACTCCATTCATTTGAGGCAAGCGGTAATAGTAACGGCCACCGATTTTAGACAGACCGCGCACCTTCACAGCTTGACCACTTTTCTTGACCACTTTGTCGGTTTTCATGTGGGTAATATGGTCAAAAGGTGGGTTTTGGGAAGTGCTTTACTTGGGCAACCGCCCTTTTTAGCACAGAAGATTCTCATATTGGATGAACCGCCCACTTCCCTAATCGCCACATCCTCAGCCTTTTGGGCGGGTATTGACCACAATGCTTGACCACTATGGCCATCGACCCAACCTACATGGAGCATGCTCGCAGGCTGGAAGCTGCCGCTGCGGAGGAATACAAAAAGTGGCTGACCGACATGACGCCAGCCGAGCGTGCGAAGCTTGTCGAGCTTGGCATCGACACACCCGCTCCTGAGTCCTCACACGCATCAGGGCACAGTCCCAGCGAGACCCAGGACGCCGCCGAGTCACCCCTCGCCGTCATCGGGTTTGACTATGACTCCCTTGATCGCGACCCCTCGCCCACCACTCGCACAGGTGGCCTCGACCCCCTCGTCATCCAGCGCGTCATCGGCCTCCTTCTCATTGAGCAAAACGTCCGCATCAGCGTCGCCGGGCTTTGCTTCGCCCTGAATCTCGACGCCCTGAACGGCCTTGGCAGCATCCGCGAGTATGCCGCCCAGATCGATGTCTCACCCGAGGCCATCAGCAAAAAGAAACGCCAGTGGGAAGCCGAGCTTGGCATCAGCAGCACCACCTTTGGCAAGACCACCAAAGCCAAAGCCGCCCTCTCACAGGCTCAGCGCCTCAAGCACTGGCGCAATAAAACATGGACGACCAAAACACCCGCCCAACCCGCCTGATCTCACCCGTAACAAATCGTCACAATTAACTATCAGTGTCACACACCCAATGTCCCAGCCCACCATCAATCCCCGCCTCCTCTTCCTCTTTGACGCACTCAGGAACAAGCCAGTCCCCGAGACCGATCTCGACCCCGAGCTTGTTGAGCTTGGCCTACAGGCCCGCGTCATTCGTCGCATCCTACCTGTTGATGAGACTGGAGTTCCTACCGTCTGGCTCACCGGCACCGGAGTTGAGACCGCCCTCGCCATGCGCTCAGAGGGACAGTTGCTCCTGAACCTCGACATCTGCCGCCACGGCTTGCGCCTTCACCGCGACCTCACACAGGAAGAGTGGAGCATCACCCTTTCCCGTCTCCGCATCGTCAAAGAGACCTACCACACCGCCCTCGCCGACCTCCTCAATTACGGCCGCAGCCAGTTCGGCACCGAGTTCGTGGAGACTCAGATCACCCAGCTTGCCTTCCCGTTTGAGGACATCACCCATGCAAACAGCATCGGCCTCACCCCGCTCAGCTTGCGGGAAAAGTGGAATCTCACCAGCGAGCACTACTACGTCCTTGGCCTGAAATTTGCCACCGACACCGTCTCACAGGAATTGTGGGCACAGCGCGCCCATGAGCATCACCTCTCACCGCTCGCGCTCAAGCGATCCATCGAAAAGGACGTGATCATCACCGATCAGGATCTCAAGGAGGGCGTCGGCCAGTCCAGCGGCGTCCTCACCTTGCAGGGGCTCAGCCTTAAATTCCGCCAGTGGAAGAATCAGGTCGGCGGCACTGATCACATCCTCAGTTGGCCCATTGAGCGTCGCATCGCCTTCCTCACCGAGGTTGAAGACCTCATCGACACCGCCATCCGCGTCCGCGATTCCCTCCCCACAGATGATTGATCTCATCGCCACAGCCGCCCTGAAAGGCACCATCTACCTTTCCGGCCCCATCACCGGCGTCCCTGATTTTGTGGAGCGCTTCCTCCTTGCAGAGGAGACCGTCCGCACTCTGCACCAGCCCCACCGCATCCTCAGTCCCGTCATCTTCCCAGCCGGCTGGACCTACGACCATTACATGGAGCACTGCCTCATCATGGTGCGCCGCAGCACCGCCGTCATCATGCTGCCAGACTGGC